CGGCCACTTCGCGTTTGGGTGTGAAGTCCAAAAAGTAGCCGCCGGTGGTCCGCTCGGCAAAGACACTGCGGGTATTGGGGAAGTCACTCAGCGCCTTTTCGATCTTGACGCCAATATCCTGGATCGTGCCAAGGTCGGGGCCGAAAACTTTGATGCCCAGCACTGAGCGGAAGCCGGTGGTGAGCATCTCTGTGCGGGTTTGAATGGGCATCCAGAAGATGTTGGCCATGCCAGGGGTTTTGATTTTGTCGTTCATCTCGGCGATGAGCTTTTCCCATGTCATACCGGGCCGCCATTGGTCGGGCGGCTTAAGCTTCAGAACTGTTTCAAACATGGAGACAGGAGCAGGGTCGGTAGACGTCTCGGATTGACCAGCCTTTCCGAAAACGGACTCAACTTCGGGAAATTCGCGAAGCATGCGGTCCTGAATCTGGAGGACCTTGGTGGCCTCAGCGATGGTCATACCAGGGACGGCGGTGGGCATGAACAGAATATCGCCTTCGTTGAGAGGCGGCATGAACTCCTTGCCGAGTTTTTTGAACGGGTAAACGGTTACAGCGACTATGGCGAGAGCCACAATCAGTGTCAGCCAGCGGAAGCGCAGCACGAAATGGACGAAGGGCTGATAAGCCCAGATGAGGAAACGATTGATGGGGTTCTTTGCTTCCGGAGTAATCTTACCTCGGACAAAAATAAGCATCAGAACCGGGACAAGGGAAACTCCCAGGAAGGCGGCGAAGAACATGGAAAAGGTTTTGGTGAACGCAAGCGGCTTGAACAGGCGACCTTCCTGTGCTTCGAGGGAAAAGACCGGAATGAAGCTGACGGTGATCACGAGCAGCGCAAAGAAGAGGGGCCGAAAAAGCTTCAGAACAAGTACTAGAGGCCAGGGCGGGTAGATCGGACTCCACAGCAAGAGAAGGCCTACGAGGAGATCCGTAAGAAGCAACTGACCTGGGTGACCAATAATAGGGGGGAAGAAGTTCCACTCCCTGCGCCTCAGGCCATCTCACGTCTGGTTCGCCTGCAACAGTTCGCAGTAGGTTCCATTCAGCATGAGGACTACCGCAAGAAGGAACTGAATCGTCGGTGGGATCCGAATAGAGACACCGAACTGTACGACAAGCAACGACACTTCGATCCGAATCACAACTGGAAGTGGCGCGTTGTCCAAGCTGTTCGATACAATATCATCGATCCTTCCGTGAAGATCAAGGCCGTCATGGACCTGCTTGAGGACAGCGATGAGCCTGTGGTAGTCTTTTCGCAGTTCAAGTCGTCGATCAACTTGCTCGCGCAACACATGATGAAGGAAGGTATGCCGTACGGACTCCTCACAGGCGACATCGAGGAGCGCGCACGGTATAACTACATCAATCGGTTCCAGGCCGGAAAGCTGAAGTGCATTGCCGGTACTGTCCAAGCAGGCGGAGTGGGCATCACTCTGACACGGTCTTCGCACATCGTGTTCATTGATCGATCGTGGAAGCAGGCAATCAACAGGCAAGCGGAGGACCGTCTCCACAGGGTTGGGCAGAAGAATGCAGTACAGGTCACGGACATTATGGCCAGGAACACCGTAGACCTTGGTAGGCACCAACAGTTGCAGGAGCAGTGGACGTGGCTTCAGCAAATCCTCGGCGACTCCGTCTTGGATTACCAGATCGCACAACAGCGTACACAGGCACTGGGAGAGTTTCTGTGAATAGCATCCAACCCATACGGGCGGGCATACTCGAACTACTCGACGACTTCAGCACGAGTATGGTTGAGAACCCACGATACGATAGCAAGGGCAACATCGACAACCTGACAATGAAGAACATGTTGACGCTAGCCCAGATCGCCTTCGAAGCCTTCGAGGAGATCAGTATTCAACAGAAGATGCTGAACGGTGCTCCGACTGGTGCCGAGAAGTACGCCTTCAAGGACCTTCCTGACAACGAACGAATCAAGTACCGTTCTGTCAAACACAAGATAGACCTACTGAGGTCTCTCTACGCACCCAAAACTGAGGCTTGATAACCCGCGAGGAGACCATATATAATAAAGATATGAAGCAAGCAAAACATAAGTTGAAGGTACCCGAAGGGCCTCGTATCCGACGGTACTACATCTTCAACGAGAAGATCGTCAACAAGGCCGAGTGCATCGTACAGGGTCGCCGATCGATCAACGTAGGCGACTACGATCAGGTCGAGGTACACATGCACGGTACCGGCGATGCGTGTCGGGGCGTGCACATCAAGGACGAGCACGGCAAGTGCTTCAGGTTCGGGAAGGGAATCAAGTAATGCCGATCGTGACCGTTGTTGCTACGATTCAGATCAACACCGATGAAACGGGAATCGACGTCCTGACCGAGACGGACGACCCGACTACAGACGACGTCGAGAACGCTGTCTATGGCTACTTCCAGGGACACGCAGACGAGCTCGCAGACCTGATCAAGCAGCAGTGCGACGAGCTTAAGAACTACCAGGACACCGTCGAGGTTGCATTCGAGGAGTGGGGATGACTGTCTTCTACGCGTACTTGTGCTTCGCAACTGCGGGAATTATCACAGCCATGATTAGTTGGATCGTGATCGATGCCCAGCTTAACTGGAACGGTGACTACAAGATGAGTCCCGCAGAGAGGGGAACGCGTCGCTGCATCAAGCGCAATCCGCACCTGGAGAGACTGTTCGTGGAACAGGGGCTGCTGTGAAGGTTGGCGAGGCATACACGACACCTGCGGGGGAAAAGTTCTACTGGAAGTGTAACAACGATGGTACAAACTTCCAATTCACTGCGCTCGGTGAGGACCAGACCACACTAATAGGCACCGAGTTCATCAACGCACCTGACCACATCAAGTGCTGGGGTGATGTAGCACACTTGATGGGCCAAGAGACCATCGTCTGCAAGGAGTGTGGCCAGCGAGGCGAACTCGAGAACCGCTACGATAAGGACAAGCTGAAGGAAAATAGTCTCTGCTCCAAGTGCTGGTTCTGGACCGAGAAGTACTTGGCTGCCAGGGAACGATTCATCGACAACAAGTGGCAACTGTACACAACTGGTCCAGAACCGACCGAAGAGCAGTGGAAGAAACACAAGGCAGGACTCGGTTTCGGAGGTGCACGCTACGAGTTCGAACTGCATAGCGACCAGTCACATGTGGTAAGTCACAACGTCTGGTATGGTGGTGAAGTGCCCGAACACTTTAGGGATCGCTTCCCTGTGAACTGCACCATCATCGCAGACACAAAGGAATGGTGGCAGTACTGATGGCTAGGTACGTTCTGGTTTCCTTCGACGACAATGAGAAGGCTGACACCTTCGTCACTGCCTGTCAGGATACTGGCATCCTCGGAGTCGTATCGAATGAAGATGCCTCGATGCGTCACTTCGCGCCTGAGGTTCGTGCCGTCTATCAGATGCCGACGAAGTTCTGCGATTGCACCGATGGCAAGAACAGGAAGTTCACCAGGGGGAAGAAGTACGGCTGGTGGGTTCACAGCCTGTGTGGGAAGCCTACTCGAGCATGGGCTCGAGGGGAGCATTGGTTCCAGGCACTCGGGCGAAACCTTCTGGCAAAGACTCCACAGGCCCCTGAATATCGCGGCGATGGCGACTTCACGTTGGCCAAGGAAGGAAGCTGATGGGTTTCTTCGAGACATGGGACTGGGTCAAGAAGAACGGTCCGGTAAAGGAGTACGGTCCGCAGGCGCAATTCGAGGATCATACTCTGCGTAGACACAACGGGTCGGCGACTCCTGGCTACATGCAGATTGAGTACCACAACGGTCAGGAACTGCACGTCATCAAGAAGCATGTGCTGGACCACGATATCACGTCCGACCAGTTCGGCGGCATCCAGTACATTCAGCTCCTGCACGACGATGGTCACATCCAGATTATCAAGGCCAGCCAATTCATCATCGACTTCTGGGCCGACTAGGAGCTCCTGTGGACATGACACTACCCCTCAACGAGGTCTTCGGTCCGACTATCCAGGGTGAGGGCCCGTACATGGGACGAGTTGTCAACTTCATCCGTCTGGGTCTGTGCAACTTGCACTGTACCAACTGCGACACGAAGCAGACCTGGGACAAGGCCAACTACAACCTGGAGAAGGAGAATCCTGCCGTCGAGGCTGAAGCGATTGCTGACGCGAACGACGCCTTAGGTAGCTGGGCGTCCATTGTGGTCATCTCGGGCGGTGAGCCCTTGATCCACCAGGACAAAGCAGGCTTTAGGGCGCTACTACGAACCCTAGTTCATGACTGTTTCGACGTCCACATTGAGACCAATGGCACTCGACTAGTTCGTCCAGAGGTTGCTGACCTCGTCTCCCACTTCTCCGTGTCCCCCAAGATCACCTCCGCACTTATCTCCCCTCTGGATGCTTCTTCGAAGCGTATCAAGATGGGTACTCTCAGGCAGTATGCAAACTACGTGAAGCAAGGGAAGGCCTGCTTCAAGATCGTCTGCGCCTCTATCGATGACGTGGATACGGCACTTGCGTTATGCGAAGAGCTAAACTGCAACCGTAATGACTTCTGGATCATGCCAATGGGTGCGACTCCGAATACCACAAACCAGAGTACCAATGCTGTTCTGGAGCGCGCTCTTTACCATGGCATGAGCTTCTCACCGCGGCTGCATATTCTGACCGGTCTCAAGTGACATCAAAAGTCACCGTTGATTTCCCACGATGAGACCATATATAATAGATATGTAAGCAGTTCAGTGAACCAAACGTGAGGTTCGAGCATGACGCTCCTGACTGTTCAGGACTACATCGACGCGAAGCTGGTGCACTCGTTGCACACCAGCGAGTCGAAGTCCTTCCGAGGATGCCGACGCAGGTGGAACTGGATCTTCCGTGAGTTCTGGTACCCGCGTACGACAGCCAAGCCGCTTGAGTTTGGCACAGCATACCACAGTGCGATGGAAAAGTTCTACGAGCCGACCTTGTGGGACAAGCCTCGTGACGTCGTAACGAATCTGGCCGTACAGACCTTTCGCAAGAATTGCATGAGCCAGCTCGATAACTACTGCGAGAAGAACAATATTGCCAGGCGCGACCTCGATCCGGAGGTTGCCAAGGACTACGAAGAGCGTATGACTCTCGGCGAAGGGATGATTCAGTACCACGCCGAAGAGGTTTCACCCGTTCTCGATGTCAACCTGATCCCCCGCAAGGTCGAAATCGCCTTCGAGGTGCCAATTACTAACCCGGACAACGGCGACCAGCTCTGGTGTGAATGCAGCACCTGCCTCAACAGGTGGAAAGCATACTGGGACACCCGCTACTCCGAGTCGCAGTGGGCACCTATTACCAGGTGTCTTATCTTCCCTGACGGTACAACCGCTAGCTGGCAAGGTCTACCTGTTACCTACGGTGGTCGAATCGATGCGATCTTCGAAGGCGTTGACGGTCGCTACTGGATCGTGGACTGGAAGACCGCAGCTCAGCTTGCTGGTGATAGGGATGAGTTCCTTCTCATCGATGACCAGATCACGCGCTACTGTTGGGCCCTGTGGAGTATGGGTCTTCGCATCGCCGGGTTTATCTACCACGAACAGCGGAAGGGTTTTCCCGAAGAGCCTGAGCCTATGACTCGTCGTCGACTGGGTTGCCTGTATAGTGTCTCAAAGAACCAGAACACTAACTACGACCTGTACAAGAAGACGGTTGAGGAGAATGACAACGGTGCCTACGTCATGGGTGCCTACGACGAGTACCTGGAGTGGCTGAAGGAGAACGGAGGCGTCTTCCATCAGCGACACATGGTCCACAGGAACGAGACAGAACTGAAGCAAGCGGCGCGGAACATCTTGATGGAAGCGCTGGACATGACCGATCCGCACCTGCGAGTTTATCCCAATGCAGGACGGTTCGGATGTACTACATGTGCCTTCAGGCAGCCATGCATCGGTGCGAACCAAGGCGAGGACTTTCTGTATACCCTGGAAACGATGTTCGATAAGCGCAAGTATCATTATTGGGAGGACAAGGTCCCTTCCACTGAGTCCAAGGGTAATGAGTGAGTCATACGCTCTACCGGCTTTACTGCATAGTAGCCGTCCTGGTTCTAGTCGTCGTCTTCACATATGGAGCGTGCCGTGCCTGAATTACTCACCCCGTCCAACTTTGCCGGCTTGAAGGTATTCAAGGCAGGGCAGAGAGAATCGCACCTGAACATTCTGGTCTATGGCGACAGCGGTGTAGGCAAGACCCGCCTGGCCGGATCAGCTGATGACGTGCCTGAGATGCGTTCCGTCCTCGTTGTGGACTTCGAAGGTGGAAGCGAAACCCTCAAGCACACCTACCCGAACTGTGATACCGTACGTGTGACGTCCTGGAAGGACATGCAGCTCGTCTACGATGAGCTGTACGCAGGCAATCACAAGTACCGCACTATCATTCTGGACTCGCTGACCGAGGTCCAGAAGTTCAACATGTACGGTATCATGCAGAAGCTCGTCGAGGACAAGGGCGAGAGCCGCGACGTCGATGTACCGTCCATGCGTGAGTGGGGCATCAACTTGGAGCAGATGCGAAAGTTCGTCCGCGCGTTCCGTGACCTGCCCTACAACACCATCTTCACAGCACTGGTCAAGGTCGAGAAGGATCAGAAGACAGGTATGCTCATTAAGGAGCCCAGCCTGTCGGGTAAGTTGGCCAAGGAGGTTGCTGCCTTCCTCGACATCGTCGTCTTCATGTACATGCGTGAGATGGAAGTCGACAACGAGACTCGGCAGACCCGGCTCGTGCTGTCCCAGGCTACGGATACCTGCACTGCAAAGGACCGTACTGGAAAGCTTCCGCAGGTCATGATCGAACCGACCATGGCGGAAATCATGAAATACATCAACCAGGAAAACGAAACGGGAAACTAACATGGATCTGAAGGTCAACTTCTCCAGCGAGGAGGCCTCCAGCGAGGCCAGGAAGCCCATTCCTCGCGGCGAGTATCATGTCAAGATCACGGACATCGACCTGCGTGAGTCGCAGTCCGAGAAGAACAATGGCAAGCCGTACTGGGCCATCGAGTTCACCGTGCAGGATGGCGAGTACTCGGACAAGAGGGTCTGGACGAACTGCATGCTGTTCGAAGGTGCTCTCTACACCTTCGCGCAGCTGATGAAGGCTCTTGGGTACGACATCCGTTCCGGCGAGTTCACCGTGCCCGATGCCGAGGACCTGATTTCCCGTGACGTCATCGTTCGCGTGTCGATCCGACCCGAGCGTACGGTCGGTGACAAGACCTACGACGAGAGCAACGAGATCAAGGGCATCAAGGCCTGGACCGAGGGTGCTTCGGTCGGAGGCAAGAAGAAGTCCGGCTCGCTCCTGCCGTAACTGAACTGGTGAGCGGGGCTCTCCCCGTTAGCGGATTCCTTAAACGACCGAACATGGTGCCGCTCACCTCCTTAGTCCGAAAGGGATGGTAAGTTGATCTATAACTCTTTCCTTTCCCATCTCTTCGGGCAGGCGACAGGTTATCTCTGCATCGCATTCATTCGGCCTGACATGGAGAACTTCAAAGAGGAGTTCTACCAGTGGCCTGAAGAGCAGGATAAGGTTGACGAGCGCATCGACTTGATGTCGGCGACACACAACGTCTACTTCTGTCCGCAGCTACTGTCACGCCCCAAGAGAAACAAGGATAGCGTCGCTGTCTGTACATCCGCCTGGTCGGACCTTGACGAGTGCCATCCCAGTAACTGTATCGTGAAGCCTACACTAGTAGTTCAGACTTCACCCAATCGTTACCAGGCATACTGGGCATTCGAAGATCCTCTTGATCCGTACGATGCAGAGAGCATTAGCAAGCGGATCGCATACTACCACGCATTCCAAGGAGCGGATAAGAGTGGTTGGGACCTCACCCAGCTAATGCGTATCCCCGGCACTTACAACCGCAAGCCGGAATACGACGAGGTGCCTGTAGCACTTATATCACATAGTTCAACTAAGTACCGCATGGAAGACTTTGCCAAGTACCCCGTACTAGCACAGACTTCCGGTGTAGAAGAGAAGATGCCCGAAGCTCTACCAGATCTCACGGGCGAAGAGCTTCTCGAGAAGTATGACAACGACCTGCCTCCTCAAGCCTTCGTCCACTTTACCATTGAGCCGGACAAGGGACAAGACTGGAGCAAGACCCTGTGGAATCTCCACATGATGTGCTTCGAGTCGGGCTTGAGTAAGGAAGAAGTGTTCATCGTTGCACGTGATTCGAAGTGCAACAAGTTCAAACGTGACGGACGTACAGAGCTGCAACTCTGGAAGGACGTCTGCAAGGCATGGGCAAGGCATCAGGAGAACCAGAAGCTACTCGCACCAGCCGAGATTCACCTATCGCCTCTTCTCATTGACCGTGAACGAACACAACTTGAAGGCTACACCACCTTCGTAGACGACTACATCAAGTGGGCAAGCTCACTTGGTGACGCAGCTCCACAGTACCATCAAGCAGGAGCATTTATCATTCTGTCCGCTTTGCTTGGGGGAGCTGTACGTCTGCCTACATCGTTCGGCACAATGAAGCCCAACCTGTGGTTTATGATCCTGGCAGATACCACGCTGACCCGCAAGTCAACAGCGATGGACATTGCAATGGATCTGATCGAGGAGGTGGACAGCAGTGCCATCTTGGCGACCGATGGTTCGATCGAGGGACTGATGTCTTCCCTCTCTACCAGGCCTAGTCAACCGTCGATCTTTCTTCGCGACGAGTTCAGCGGACTACTGGACGCGTTGAACAAGAAGGACTACTACGCAGGCATGGCAGAGACGCTTACCAAGTTGTACGATGGTAAGTTACAAAAGCGTGTACTGAAGAAGGAGGTCATCGAGGTTAAGGATCCAGTTCTGATGTTATTCGCTGGCGGCATTAAGAACAAGGTATGTAGCTTGCTAACAACTGAACATGTCAGTTCAGGATTCATTCCTCGCTTCGTCTTCATCACGGCAGAGTCAGATGTGACGCGTGTCCAACCGCTCGGTCCACCGACGCACAAAGACTCCACAGGGCGGAACTTCATCCTTGGTGACATGAAGAGACTTCGTGAACACTACTTCACTGAGCCGACTCTAACGCGTCAAGGTTCGAAGCTTGTCTTCTCTGGTCCGACTACCTGGGATGCTCAGCTGACACCGGAAGCATGGGCACGGTACAACCTGCTTGAACAGGACATGATGAAGGCAGGACTCAAGGCAGACCAGCCAGAGATCATGACACCGACGTACGACCGACTATGCAAGTCAGGACTTAAGGCGGCTATGTTAGCTGCAGCGAGCCGTAACCTGACTGAGCCAGGATTGACCATCGACATAGAACTCATTGACATGCTCTACGCAATCCGGTTTGTAGAGCAGTGGCGTGACTATACGAACCAGGTAGTCAATAGTATTGGCGTCACTACCAATGAACGTGAGATGGAAAAGATCCTAAATGCTATTGTGAAGAACCCGGGCGTTTCACGTTCACGCCTAATGCAGAGCTACCACTTGACCTCCAGAGATGCAGGTAACATTTTCCAGACCTTGATCCAGCGTGGGTTGATTCGTGATCACGGTAAGCAAGGCCGGTCACAGCGTTTCTTTCCCGTCGAAAAGAAAAAGAAGGTGCCTTCCTTTGACTAACGTCGCCGTGGTGAGTGGTGGAATGGACAGCATCACGATGCTGTACCATCTGTACGACATCGACAAGGACCTGATGGTCCTGTCCTTCGACTACGGACAGAAGCACAAGAAGGAGCTCGGCTACGTTCGTGACCACGTCGAGAAGCTAGACCTGGGGTGGAAGGTTGTCGACCTGACCAGTGTCAGTACATTGCTGACGAGGTCTGCTCTGGTGGGTAGTCGTGAGGTGCCCGAAGGTCACTACGAGGCCGAGAGCATGAAGCAGACAGTCGTCCCGAACCGTAACATGATCATGGCCAGCATCGCTGCTGCGGCCTGTATCAACGGTGATGGCTGGCTTCTAGGTCTGGGTGTGCACGCTGGTGACCACGCTGTCTATCCGGACTGCCGCCCAGAGTTCGTACGGACGCTCGAGGCTGTACTGCACATCGCCAACCAAGGATTCATCCATCCGCAGTTCCAGATCTTCGCGCCCTGGCTCACTGTTTCCAAGGCGGACATCGTGGCCATGGGCACGGAGCGGTACAACATTAACTACTCAGAGACGTGGTCATGCTACAAGGGTGGCGACGTTCACTGTGGCAAGTGTGGCACCTGCGTGGAGCGCAAGGAAGCGTTCGTGCTCGCAAATGTCCTGGATCCGACCGAATACGAAGGAGAGTAATGACGGTCAACGTTACTCAGAAGCTGGCGACGGCAGTCGCTCTGCAATACGACACGACGAACCTGGCTGCCTTCCAGACCTGGCTAGGACTGGTTCCCTCAGACGCGTCCCAGTACGCTGGACAGAACCACGTCGTGAATGGTAGTGACCCGAACACTCTATACGTTCGTAATCCAGGATCCCCGATCATCGTCCTGAACAACACGGACTGGTTCGTCGTTCCTGACGACAGTGCCGAGTGGTACAAGATGACCGACCAGGACTACCACAAGGCCTGGGTCGCGAGCTGACAGAAAGCACGGAAAATCTATCTCGTTGAGCGCTGGATTTTCCGTGCTTTGTCCATAGCTAGACTCGCGATAGACAGCTTTTGTCACAGCTCAGCGCACAGAGCGACAGCTCTAAAAGATCTTGCGTTAGACTTGAGGAGACTTTAATGGTCATGGGTCAGGTGAGCATCGCAGTAGAACACAACTTCGAGACCGCTCACAGGTTACCTTTCCTGGGTGGCAAGTGTGAGAACTTGCATGGCCATTCGTGGAAGGCAAAGTTTCACCTCCAGGCCTACGAGCTCCCTGGCGGCGTAGACGAGAACGGCATCAGCATGGACTTCGGATCAGCCAAGAAGGTGATTCGACAGTGGATCGATACGTACATCGACCACGGTGTGATGCTTGGTGGAATGGACAACCTTCTGGACGACATCTGGAACGACGGCTGCAAGATCTTCATCTTCGGCCCTCCTGACAACTACCAAGATTGGATTGGCGCCTACACACACAAACCATGGCCCACTGTGGAGTCTGTAGCCGAGATGCTCTGTGTCAAGATTCAAGAAGCCCTCGGCAGTGACATCTGGATCATTGGCGTGGAGGTAACCGAGACCGCCACCAACTCAGCTACATTCACCCAAGCTGTACCACGAATCAAGGATGTGGAAGTCGATGGCTGACTATGTCGCCCCTAACGACATCGGCGAGGACATTACACACTACCCGAATGACGGCCATGAGCAGTGCGCACCTGACGTGTACTACCTTCCGGGTATTGACTACCGCGACACGTCCCAGGTGACCGCGGCTGGCTTCCTGCGCAGCATCGGGGTGGATCTGAAGAAGGAACACCACAGGGACACGCCGCGTAGGTTGGCAGCGGCCATGAAAGAGTTAACGGTTCGCGAAGAGTTCAAGTTCACAACCTTCAAGGCCAAGTCGCAAAACATGGTCGTCTTGGGTCCGATTCCCTTCTACACCCTCTGCGCGCACCATGTTCTGCCCTTCCATGGTAATGCCTGGATCGGCTACGTTCCGGATCAGCTCATCGCAGGTCTGTCCAAGTTCGCAAGGGCCGTGGAATATGTGGCCAAAGGCTTCCACGTCCAGGAAGAGCTCACCACTGAGCTGCACGACTTCCTGTGGAGTAGATTGGCACCCAAGGGCATGGCCGTCGTCATGAAGGCCGAGCACATGTGTATGGCGATGCGCGGCGTCAAAGCTTCAGGTGTACTGACTACAACGTCCGAAGTATCCGGTGTCTTTGCAGATCACAATCGTACTGCGAAGGCCGAGTTCCTGGAGATGATTCGTGGCTGATTACAATATCGCCAATGTGGTACTGAATCAGATGCGTGACGAGAGTCATCAGGCATCCAAGGAATGGTTTCCCGAAACTGCTGACGACCTGAACCATCATGCACTCGCACTCTGCGGTGAGGTCGGCGAAGTCGCTAACATCGTCAAGAAGGCACAACGCGGTAGTATCGAACTGGATGAGGCACATGCGCATCTCGCGGACGAGTTGGCAGACGTCTTTATCTACCTCCTGAACTGCTGTGCAATCACGGGTTTAGATCTGGCCGAAGCATATAGGCAGAAGCAGACCTTCAACGAGAAGAGGTTCAACAATGAGTGACGAACAGCCTGAGATGAGCCTTGGCAATCTGGTGAACATGATCAGCGGTGAGTTCGACCATCTCGTGATCTCCAGGCACAATGAAGGTGGCGTAAAGTACGGCGCGTTCTCCTTCATGGGCAAGAACATGTACGAGGAAGCCGCTGCTGAGTTGGCCGATCTGTGCAACTACGCTCGCTACGCATATATCAAGTTGCGCCTGATCGAGATGCAGACGGCCGACCTGATTTCCGATGCGCCTGCAGAGCAGAAGCTCCTGCATGGGTTCAAGCCGAGCGGGAGCTGATATGAAGCTGGCACTCATTCCGCCGTATACACAGATGAACTCCATCTTCAGAACCAACTACCAGCTGGTCCTTCCGGAGCACCTGACTGACAAGCGATACCAGGAAGCGTACATCGCAGCACGTCGCAATGGTGACTACTTGATCCTGGACAACGGTGCCGCTGAGGGAGATCTTCTGTCACCTGGTGAGCTGCGTTCGAAGGCGATCGGCTTGATGGTGAATGAGATCGTCGTGCCTGATGTTCTAGGCAACATGATGGAAACACTCCAATTGGCGAAGGAGTTCTTCCAGCTCGGCGTCGACAAGCGCTTCAAGTACATGGGCGTTATTCAAGGCCAGACGCTCGATGAGTGCTGTGCCTGTGTGGAAGCGTACTACAGTGAGCACCCGAACATCAGGGTGCTGGGTATCCCTCGACACCTGATTGACACTACGAAGAACAAGGCAGTCAGGTCAGAGCTCGCGCAGTACATCTACAGCAACTACCCTGGCTACCAGATGCACCTGCTCGGCACCAATCCTGGATACATCAAGGAGCTGCGCGACCACGCACAGGACTTCCACAGGGCGATGGTGCGAGGGGTGGATACCTCAGCGCCGTTCAACTACGCCTGGGGTGCGAAGAGCATGTTGAAGGGTGAGCGCTGCGATCGACCGGAGTACTACTTCGACATCGCTCTCCCGACTACACAGTCATTGGACTACAACATCCAACTCCTGAAGGCATGGGCTGATGCCTGATCGTCACCACCCACTAGCGAGATGCGAGGACTGCGACCTACGTGAAGTAGGTCGTTATGTCCCATCCTCTATCCCGGAGGACTCGAATGGGATTGCCGTCGTCGGAGAAGCACCCGGTGTCAAGGAGGCGCGTGGCGGTGTCCCCTTCGTGGGACCGAGTGGTAAGCTCCTTGACAGAGTACTCAACTACTATGACATTAGTCGAAGAAATACTCTTCTCACGAATGCGACTTCCTGTCGTCCTCCAGACAACGCTACCCCTTCCGCAAGAGCGGTGGAGTGTTGCCGACCTCGACTTATGTCTGAACTCGAAGGATCGAAACAGGTACTGGTACTGGGCAATACCGCAGCTCAGGTGGTCCTCAATACGGGTCAGGGAATTACTTCACTTCGAGTTGGACCACCGAAAGAAAGTGCCGCTGTTCCAGGGGCAGAGATTGTTCCTACGTTCCACCCTGCCTTTTGTCTCCGCAACGGAGATGCCTTCCCATCGTTGGTCAACGACGTGGGCAAGCTCGTGCGAACTATGCAACCCTGGAATCCACCTGAGTACGTTGTAGTCGATACTGAAGAGGATGCGCTCCAGGCCTTCGAAGAACTCGACAAGAGAACGGAGCGGTTAGTTGTCGACATCGAATGTGGGATCGACAAGGACAACTCCTTTGATCACCCTAACCGTTACCAAATGCTCTGCGTCGGACTTGGTTACGCTAAGGGTAAGGTCTGCGTCGTTGGTGAAATT